TAATTTGATATGCTTTCGGCATTTTTATCACCCATATATATTATACCATATCTAAAAATTTATTTCAACTATTTTATTGGATATTAGTATAAAAAGGCGGACGATGACCTTGCCGATGCACTCACCGAAGAGGGATTTGAAGATGCAGAAGATACGGTCGAGGAAATAACAACCCTCGAAGAGAAGATAGCGAGGACGTTAAAAAACGAAACAGACCAAGTCGTTACTGCGGCGGAATCATCCGAAAACCTCCGCGATTTTGCCGACATATGGAAAGATGTAAAAAATGCTGACAAAACAGGCGAACATATAACCAGAGCCTTTTTTGAGGAGTTTAATGTTTTCTTGCCAAAACTTACGAATATATATATTAAGAGGACAGATCCCGATTTAATTGCCGAGGCTATCAGCAAGCGAACAACAGATTGGGCACGCGGTTGGAGTGAGGAGCTTGGGGAGTTGATGAAGCTTAATTCCCACGAGCAAATCGAAAAACTACTTGTGAATAGCTTGAAAAACGGCGACAGCGTTGCGGATTTTACACAGGCTCTCATGGATAGCGGTATACGCGACGAGTATTACAGGGCACGGCGAACCGCCGTTACTGAAATGCTTACCGCTCATTCTGCGGCGCAGCAGGAGGCTTTTATGCAAAGTCCGGCGGTTTCGGAAAAGATGTGGCGGCATACCGGGTCGTACCGCAACGAACCGCGCCTGAATCATGTTGATATGGACGGTGTGCGTGTTCCTGTAGACGAGCCGTTTACCCTTGCCGGTGCAGATGGCGGCATATATGATCCCATGTATCCGCGTGCCGATAATCTCCCGCCAGGGGAACGAATAAATTGTCATTGCCTGTTACAACCGGTAGTGTCCGAGGATATTCTCGGTCTAACCCTCGAAGAACGTCAAGAACTACAAGCTCGTGCCATTGCCGAAAATGACGGCGAATGGGAAAAAGAGCTTGATGCAAAGAACCGAGCAAAGGCGGGGATTGAGGAAACCCTTTACAAACCAAGCGAAAAACACTATAATGAAATACGTCAAGATATTAAAGAAAACTACAATCTTGGCTTGAACACAGAGCACCAAAATAGGCACATAACAACCTCGGACGGATATATTAAGGGACGAAGCATATTGACGGCTGATGCCGATGTTCTCCTAAAGAAGTATTGTGGGAACGGTGAACTTCAATTTTCTGCATCCGGGAAGTGGACGAACAAAGAAGCGTTTACGCATACCGAAGTTATTGGGATTTGGAAATCTCTTGACGGCACACAATCCGCCGAAACGACAAACGGACTGATTCATTACGGCAAACGAAAAGGCGTACATATTGTACCGTCTAATCCCAACAGGAGGTAATTTTCATGTTTGAATTCAATAATTATCTAAATAAGCAAGTGTTTATCACTTGTACGAATTTTCGCGTTAGCGGTAAACTGCTCGAATATATCAATACCGAAGACAGCGGACGTTCGGATGCGGAGTTGGAAGTCGAAACACAGTTCGGACTTAGAAATTTTTATGCCTCAAGTGTCGAAAGCATAGAGCTGTTATCATCTGAGCATCCGACACTAACTTCACATGATATGTACCCTAAATCGTGTAGCGGTACGCTTGGAATAAACGAACTGCCTTTTGATGCGGTTATCTGTGTAACGCTGAAAGACGGAAAAAGTTTTGTGGGAGATTATGTCAGTTGGACCAGTGCACTCGATAATGAACCCGATGACGAAAGTATAAGTATTCGAGTAGATGGTACATTGTATGAAATGTTTCTTGATGAAATAGAATCTGTCAAGGAAGTCGGCAAGTATTAACCGTACAATAAATATAAATAACAACGATTAGGAGGTATGGCGATATGAACAATTTCAAGTATCTGTACAAAATTCTTAAAGTGATGGAACGCACGTTATATGACGAATCATTTGATGTTTTTGAAATACAACATGAGGCATTGAAAATATCAGAAAAATATTGGACAGAGCTTATGATTATTCTGGCTAAAAACGATTACATTGAAGGTGTGACTGTGTTTTCCAATTTGGGCGTGCCTGAATATGTAAAATTAATCAATCCAAAAATAACGCTAAAAGGTTTGGAATACCTCGAAGAAAACAGCCTTATGAAAAAAGCGGCTGAATTAGTCATGGGTGCGGTTAACATTATAAAATAAAAACGTACCATAAAAAATAACACAAATCTCTTGACATGGTATAGGATATAATATATAATGATACAAGAAAGGATGTGTTTATATGGCACAAGTAAATATTCGGCTTGACGATAGTATCAAGGAAAAGGCTGATGCATTATTTAACGAACTTGGTTTAAACATAACAACGGCGTTTAATATCTTTGTTCGTCAAGTTATCAGGCAGGGCAGAATACCGTTTGACATTACGGTTGATACTGACCCTTTTTACAGCGAGAGTAATATGCGGGTTCTTAGACAAAGTATAGCCGATATGGATGCGGGAATAAACTGTTCCGTCCACGATTTAATTGAGGTGGACGATGAATAAAATTTGGCATGACAGAGCATGGGATAACTACGTATATTGGCAAACACAAGATAGAAAGACTTTAAAAAAGGTCAATGTGTTGATCAAAGACATTGAAAGAAACCCATACGAAGGACTTGGAAAGCCCGAACCTCTTAAACATGATTTATCCGGGTGGTGGTCACGTCAGATTGATGATGCCAATCGGATTGTTTATCGTGTTAAAAATGAAAGCCTTGAAATTTCTCAATGTAAAGGACATTACAGCGACAAATAAAACGTTATACCAATTAATTCAAGAGCCGCCCCAACAGGGGAGGCTCTTTTGTTATACAAAAAAATATTTTTTATTTTTTATTTGTTATTTATTATTTACAGCTTGTCTGGGAAAGGAGGTGAAAGAGAATGTCAAACAACATTAACAAGGCAATAGAAATTAGCGATGCCAAGATTCAATTTGTCTCGCTTGTCGCAAAAGCGGCTAACAAAAAGCAGTTCCTCATAACCAAAGCAGACGGCGGCAACGCACAGTTTTCCTCATTCGGCAAGATCCTAAAGGCCGACGTCGATACTCACTACGTCACCGGAATTGTATATGAACCGCTTACGGAAGATACTGACGGCAATTTTATGACCGCCGAGGAAATCCAAAAGGCGGCTCGGTGGTTTGTTAAAAACGGCGATAAAGTAGACATCCAGCACAGTTATGAAGCAGCGGAGGGTGCTACAGTCGTTGAAAGCTATATCACACCATGCGATTTTATGATTAGCGACACACCGGTTATAAAAGGAACGTGGGTGATGACTGTTGAGATAGATAACGCACAGCTTTGGGATGCCGTTCAAAAAGGGGAAATTACAGGTTTCTCTATGGGCGGCGTCGGAAAATACAGTGAGGAGGACGTTAATTTGGATGAGGTAATTAAAACCGCCCCGGCGAGCACCGGAACAGTCGCAATCGAATCTGACGAATCGCTTACAGCACCGCAGAAAAAGGGAGTAATCAAGACAATATTGTCTACTCTCGGTTTTGATGTGGTGGAAAAAGGCGAAGTCGCGGAAAGGTTTGCGGAAAACACCAAATATTCAAATTTCTGGAACGCCTGGTACGCACTTGAAGGCATCCTATACCGTTGGAATCGGAAAGATGACCGCTACGAATTTGAGTTTGATGAAGCTACAATCCGTGAAGCCTTAACCGATTTTAGCACAATAATCACCGACATTTTGGTGGAAAAGGAAATAGCGAAATCGTTATCCGCTACCCTGCCCGTCAAAAAATCCGGTAAGAAAATATCAAGTGCAAACAAAAAGAAGCTCGACGATGCCTATCAACTTCTTACAGAACTTTGTGAGGCGTTTACAACAGACGAGAGCGAAATTGAGAAGGAGGAAACTACCATGAACAATGAAATTAAAAAGGCGATTGAACAGATTGTCGCCGACACATTTGCGGCACAGCTTGAAAAATCCGCCGCACCTGCCGTGCAGGAAACTACCCCCGCCGTCGAAACCATGACCGCAGAAGTCGTGCAAAATATGATAAACGAAGCGGTGGAAAAAGCGTTTGAAGAACGCGGAATGATAAAAGATGTTACCCCGGCAGAAAATGAAGAGATTGCCGCACCTCTCACCACCGAGGAAGTACAGAAAATGGTGAGCGACATTATGGCACCCATCTTGAAAGCGCGCGGACTTCCGCACAATCTCAACGGTGAACCAACACCGCAAATCGAAAAGTCAGACGAAGCCTTTGACGGCTTCTTTGTCTAAATTAAGAACAGGAGGAAAAAATTATGCCTAATATTGATAACAGAACACTCGTCTCCAAAGCCGCTATCGACACATCAACACTTGGCACCGGAGGCGCAATGAACCCCGAACAGCAGAAACAGTTTATAACTTTCATGAAGGATTATTCTGTGTTTCTGCGCCGCGTCGGAATCGTTAATATGCTTTCTACACAGCGTTACCTTGATTCAATTGACGTTAACAAACGCGCTATGCGAGCACAAGTCGAAAACGACGATAACCCCGCGAGCGGTACAGCAACTACTCGACGCCGTAAACTCACAGCTGCCGGTGTCATTATGCCGTATGACGTTACCTTCCAGTTTATGAAAGAAAACATCGAGGGTGCGAACATCAACACTACATTGGCAAAACAGTTCGCACAGCAATTCGCAAATGATTCAGTTGACCTTGCATGGAACGGCGACGAAAACGACACAAATGACTTCCTTAGCATAAACAACGGCTGGCTTAAAATAGCAGGTGACGACGATGACACCCATAAATTTGACACCGATGGCAGTACCGATTACCTCAACGTCGTGTTCCCCGGAATCCTTAAAGCTATGCCGAGCAAATACTTCCAGCTTTATCAAGAAGAAGACAAAAACAAAATTACAATCTTCTGCTCTCATGCCGTTAACCGTGCATATAAACAACAGTTACAAGCACGCAGTACAGCACTCGGCGACAGCATGATTGTAGACGGTAAACACGTTACTTATGACGGACACGAGATATTCCCGGTAGGGTTTATTCCCGACGGCGTTCTCATCGCTACACCATTTGAGAACCTTGTGTACGGCATATACGGACAAAGCTTGCAAACGTATAGCCAGGTTGTACCGCGCAAGACACGTCATGAGTTCACGCTGATGGCCGACTTCGACATGGAAATTGAAAACCCCGATGCGTTGGTTATCGCCGACAATTTTTAAGGGGGACTGACAGATGGATAACAACAAAACCGTAGGTGAAAACCACAGAATCGAAACAAGCACCGGCACAGAAAACGGCGAAAGCACAACCGCTCTCGACAATCTGACGGACGGTAACGGCACATATCAACCGGGAATGTCTCCGCTCGCTAACGGCGAAAACGCTCTGCCTCTTGACGGGGGCGGAGCTGGTGTTAATGACACAAACGTCTCCGTCAATACTTCCAATACCTCAAACGAAAAAACGGACACAGAGGGCAGTGGAGAGAGCAGAGAGAACGATTACGCCAATATGTCCGCCGCCGACCTGCGAAAGCTGTGCAAGGAGCGTGGTTTGAAGTCCGCCGCAAACATCAAGACCGACATTCTTATTGCTTCGCTGTTAGAATACGACGCAAAAGGTGGCGGCACAGAAAACGGCGATGGCGACAATGAGCAGCAGGAAATGGTGAAGATAATCCTAAAAAAAGGCGGCTCTTATGCCTTCCGCAAACAGGTTTATTTTAAAAACAAGCCTGTCCCTGTATCACCAGACATCGCACAAAAACTCTTGAGAACAGGGATGTTTGTGAAGGTGAGCGTCCCCTGCGAGGAGTGATCGCATGGCTACAAGATCGTGGGTAACGCCGCAAGAAGTTAAGGATTATTCGGATAATCCGAAAATCCAAAACCGGAACGAGGAAAAATTGAAGCTTGATATTTTCCGCGCCGAGCAGTATGTCATTCGCTATACAGGCAATACCTTTGAAGACGATGTTAAGTATCCTGCAGTCCCCGAAGGAGTACGTCTTGCGGTGATTCTGCTTGCGGAAATGTACGCGGCGTCCGCCGCTGAGCATGACGAAAAAAGCGGCAACTATAAGAATGAAACTTTTGACGATTACTCTTATACGCTTGCGGACACGGCGAAAAAACAGGAGAACATTGACTTAGGACCGCTGCTCGATGAGTACGTCATTGGGGTGACGAAGAACGCCGTAAACATGAAGCTGAGAAAACTGTGACAAAGGAGGGAAGGCCGTGGGATTCAGCAATTTTCTTAACCACACTTGCGACATTTACCATATCAGAAAAGCCGAGGCATCACCCGGCTATAATCTTCCCTCCTCTCCCACCTTTTCGTACCCGGACGAACCGGACGAAAAAGCTGTACCCTGCCATTTTGGCAGGGTACAGCGGAGGTGAGCCAAGGCGAGCCGCAAGCGAAATACCGCGCAAGGCTTAAACTGTCGCTACCTGTTGGAACAGATATTAGGGTCAATGACAAAATCATCGACTGCGGCACCGGGTACGAATACACGGTGGAAATACCGCGCAAAATTCGCAGTCATCACATTGTCGTATTCGTTACCCGACAGGAGGCCTTGTAATGGCGCACAGCGTTAATTTTGATTTCGGAGAGTATAAGGAGTTTATCGCACGGCTTAGACAAGCCGCTTCGGGGGATTTCAAAAAAGAGCTTGCTCTGTTTTTCGAGGGGCTTGGATTTGAATTTTTGCGGGTACTCCAAGACGAAATCATACGGCGTAAGGTGATAGATACCCGGCTGCTGTTAAACAGTTTTCATAAAGACGGCGAGTTTAATGTGTGGGTATCATCAGACGAAGGATTAACCCTTGAAGTCGGCACCAATGTAAGTTACGCCTCGTATGTCAACGACGGTCATTGGACCAACCCGAAAGGCGTTGATATTCGTTTTGTTCCCGGAACATGGGAGAGCGACCGGTTTATTTACGACCCAGACGCAAAAACCGGAATGGTTTTAAAGCAAAAATGGGTTAAAGGAAAGCACTACTGGGAAGCCGCAGAGAGAATCTTTAAGAAGATGTTTCCCGACATTCTCGAAGTAAAAATACAACAATGGCTCGACAAATATTTCAACGACTTTATTTGATGGGAGGGATTTGCTTGTTGGAACAAGAGATTGCAAGCGCAATCAAGTTTATACTGGAAAGTGCGGATAATCCTGCCCCGTATTATTACGAGGTGCCGCAGGATTTTCTTGTGCCGGCCGTCTACTTCCCTTCACCGGAAATAATGTCGCAGGGAGACACGCTGCTTACCTACGCACTTAACTACAGCTGGTTTATCATGTTCTTTCACAAGGACGCGGTATCGGCTCACGCTCTCGGTTTCAAAGCACTTAACGCGCTGCAGTATTACAAGAACACCGTGCCGCTCATTGACGAAACCGGAGCACTTACCGGGCGAGGATTCCACACGAAAGACCCTTCGCTCAAAATGATAGACGGCGCGGCACAGCTTTATCTCAGGTGGGATAGCTCGCGGCTGTGCGGGTTCAGGACATAGGTAAGTGCAAAAGCTCAAGACATAGGTAAGTAAAGGGTCCAAGACATAGGTAAGTCTTTGGTATAATTGCAATCAAAAAGTCCGGCGGTAAAATGTCAACCCCCTAAATGATGAACATTTTGTAAACATTCGATATTTTTACTGCAAAAAGACGCAAAAACAACTCCCTCTACCTAAACCTCTATATGGTAATTAATACCATTGAGGTGTAAAGCAAACAGCATAACCCTACGCTGGAATATAAAGCCGGTTGTCTTTCAGCAGACGAAAGACTAACCTGACAAATTTTCTGGCAGTTAAAGCGAGTGCACGTTTGTGCTGATACTTGTTGACCTCTTTGTATTTAAGGTCGTAGTAAGCTTTGTACTCCGTGTCGCATACCCGTGCCGACCGCGGCACATTACGCACAAGAGAAAAAGCAGCTTCACACAAGTAGTATTTGAGATAACGGTTACCGGATTTGATAAGGCGAGTATTTTGCCCGGTAAATGTTCCGGATTGGTGTTGTTTCCAAACAAGCCCAGCGTATTTCGCAAGTTTAGCTTGATTGTCAAAACAGTTTATGTCACCAATTTCAGCGATAATACCAGCAGAATATACAAGCCCAATTCCTTTAATAGATGTAAGGGTATTAGGTATATTTTCAAATTGGCGTTCAATTTCTTTATCAAGTGCTTTGATTTGAGCTTGCATTGCTCTCATTGATGAGATAGAAATTGACAGCACTTGATTAACGGAATCATTTACCGTCTTAGGTAAGCGGTAGGAACCTCTGGCAGCAGCCTGAACTTCCTTAGCAATTTCATCGGGTTGAGGAAAACGATTTTTGCCTTTTTCAGCAATAAAATTTGCAAGTTCCTCAACATCCATGTTCACAATGTCGTCAGGGGTTTCAAATTCTTCAAAGACAGCTAAAGCGGCAACACCATAATTATTTGAAAAAATCTTCTCCAAGGCAACCTCTAAAAACCTCAGCATTGAGGTTATAACTAATAAAGAACCACATATTTTTGCGATTTGATTTTGCTAAATTTGAGTAAATAGAGGTTGCCTTGAGCATGCCCAGAGCATTTTCTAAAAAGACAATTCATGAACCGCTGTTTTTCACGAGTAAGGTCTTGAACGGCGTGAAAGCGAGAACGTGTCAATGTTTGGAGTGCTTTGTAACGGTAATCGTCTTTGTATACAGCAGAAGTTATTCTACCAAAACGAAGACTGTCTGCAACAATAAAAGCATCGATACCATCGTTCTTTTGTAGGTCGGGATATGCTTCTTTGAATTTGCTGACTTGCTTAGGGTTGAGAACATGGAGTTTACGGTCAAACTGTCCTAAAGCACCGTCCTCATTCAAAAAACACATGAGACTATCACCATAAACTCCGGTAGCTTCTATGCCGATGACAACATTTGATAAATCGTTTTCTTTTAAAGAAGATACTGTTTGTTTTGAAATAGTTTGTGCTCCGCCAAGGTTGTTTCCTACTGAAAACGCTTTGTATTTGGAGCCGTCCGGCAGCATGATATGTACTGCATTATCACGGCTTCCAACATCAATGCCAACGAATAATGTGTTCATTGATTTCACCTTCTTTCTGGTTGAAATTTTTAATCAATCGGCTTGGCAATACCCATGATACCGGAGCATCTACACCCTCGCATATCAGAATCATTCCAAGGATAAATTATTGCGAACCCATACTGCTAAATGGGCAATCCATCACCCGGCAAACAGCCGGCGGTTTGAAGCTAACTTCCGGTTCAGGAGAACAGACTTTCTATGAAGCAACCTTTCGGTTCAACAAGGATGATCAGAACTTTTGCCTGATTGACATATATCAATTATATCATGGATATAGGCAAGCGGATTGATTATTGTCAGTCAGTTTAGAAATCATCATAAAAAATGATAAAAAAGTTTTAATATATGCGGTTTTTTATTATTTTTTTAGTTTGATTTCAAACTGAATGATAATATATGCAAGCATCTTCTTTTTCTTTTATTTTTAATAATGAGAAAAGAAAAAGAAGCAAAAAGAAAATCAATTTGATATGACAGTTATACGGAACTGTCTATAAAAAATACCCCGTAAATATATTATACGAGAAAGATTAACATGGAAA